GTTCCTATCTCATTATTTGCAAACATAACACTAATCAAAATAGTAGATGGTTTAATTGCTTTTTTTAATTCTTCTAAATCCAAAATGCCATCTTGATTAACTCCAATATAACTAACTTCAAATCCTTCTTTTTCTAATTGTTTGCAAGTTTCAAGTACTGCAGGATGTTCAATTTTAGAAGTAATAATATGATTTCCTTTTTCTTTATAATGATACGCAATTCCTTTTATTGCTGTATTATCACTTTCACTACCGCCAGCGGTAAAATAAATTTCATTTGGCTCACTATTTAACGCTTTTGCTATCCTTTCTCTTGCTTCTTCTACTGCTTTTCGATTTGCTCTACCAATTTGATAAATAGAGGATGGATTCCCATAATTTTCTTCTAAATATGGTAACATTTCCTTTAGTACTTTCTCATCTAACTTAGTAGTAGCACTATTATCAAAATATATCTGTTTCATTTTTATCTTCCTTTCTAAAATGTTACAGTTACAGTTTTACGCCATGCATACCACTGCGAGTTTGTGTATATACGAATGGCCGTCTCCTGTACCCCAACATTTGCATTGAATCGCATTGCTTTCTGAATAAACGTCTGACCTGTTGTGGGTCTAAGAACTTCAACAACGGCATATCCAGATGTATATGGCGAACCAGCCACTTCACTGAAATTGCACCAATACCATCCTTCGGTTTTAAGATTGTCCATACTGCCCGTATATCCACCTTTTATCATTTTGTCTTGCTTGCCATTGATAAGTCCATTCAATGTATTGATATCAGCCATTTGCTTGTTTTCTAATGCAGCTATTTTTGTAGCTAAATCATTTATTTGCGATACACATTCATTTAACGAACCATATAATTCTGTTATAACTGCTTGCAAATACGATTCTCTAGAACTAACGTAAACATTATTCGCGCTTACTGGATTTTCTATTTTAACTCTGGCTTCTACTGTTGCTGACATACTATTCTACCTCCGTTGCTTTTATGTAATACTTAACACCATTGACTGGCTTTTTTAATTCTAATGAAAGAGCATCATATGAATAATCAATAGGTGGCTTAATGTTGGGGAGTCGAAATGTTGAGTCTGTACTTTCGCCATATTGCGTTCCAATTATTTCAAATAATTCTGGATACGCCGACCTACTTAATTCTTGTCCTTCACAAGCAAGCCATCCAGGATATTGCTTGACACAAAGCACTATCTGACCAATTTCAAATCCACCAAAGCCTTGTGGCCCCTGTGGTCCAATAGGACCCTGTTCCCCTTTTTCTCCTTTATCCCCCTTGTCTCCTTTTGCTCCTTTAAAATTCCCTATCAATATCTTTGGCATATTTTATCCTCCTTCTATTCTGATAAAACACAATAAATATTGCCGTTTTCATCCACCTCAAATAATGGTGGGGTATTATCGTCTGGATAATAGCACCATAAGTCACCAGTGGTTGAATTTCCTGAAAACGTAAACATCCCATTTGCTGGTACCGTTACACCACTTTCTCCCTGATCTCCTTTATCGCCCTTTTCGCCCTTTTCTCCTTGAATTCCTTGTTGACCTCTAAACTCATCATTTGCCAATCGTGAATATATGTCAGAAATCAAATCTTTGGCTTGCCCTAAAATGTTGTGAAGTCCGTTTTTTGTAGTTTCAATTAACTGCTCCAATGGAGTCTTGTATTCATTGTCAAAAATCTGTTGAAATAACTCTTTCATTTCATCAAACAAATTAGGAATAGATGAATCATTATTCAATCCATGACTCACAGACACAGGAACTTCCAATTGCAACATACTGCTGTTTTTAATAGAATCTCCTTGAATGAATGCGCATGCTAAATACAATTGATTTCCGTAGAAGCATTCTTTACTCAACAAAATACAATTGGCATCTACATCATAAGATACAGGTATTCGCTTATGCTTTTTATTTGATGAAAACGCATCCCACTTCATTGAATATCCTGTAAACGTATCGTCCCATATAATTGGTATCTGTATATTCTCGCTATATTTATATGGAAGTAAATTATCGGGAAACGCCTGTAAGGTGTCTCCTACCTGCCTTATTTCTTTAATCATTTCCATTACCTCTTTCAAATTTTTCTAATCTGGTATTCTCATACCCTTTTTGTACGGCAGAAACATGCCAATTAACTTTTGTGTTTGGCTTGCCTGCAATTACACATTTATCTGAATATTCTTCGACTATCCATGGACACACTTCACAATATGGCGTTAAATGGATATGATAAGGCAATTCTGTATTTACTGTCTCTAGCCAAACCTCATCGAAAAAGATGGTTCCTTTTCCATCTTCATCTAATATAATTTGTCCTTCGTCAGTGAAACGGCAATCAGCCGATTCTACCGCATTCATCTTGATATCGCCATAACTTGTCGTGACAACTCTGTTCTTAGAGCCTTTTACCGTCATGCTACCATCTACCCATAGATTGCCTTTTACTGTAGCTGATTCTTCAATACGTATACTTTTTAAAACCGTCATGATATCATCGGATTGAAAATACCGCTCTCCACCAAATGTACGCAAAGTTAAACCAGATATATCGCTTATATTGAAAATCCCTTTTCCATTAACTTCGTAATTTAAAAAACTGTCATTAAAATAAAGGCAGGCTCCTTTTATGTTTAACTTTATTGTATCTTGAAATAGTGTTATATAAGTATTCTCATTTAGATATATGGATTTTACTTCATCCGTAGATTGATCGCCTAGATAAATATTATTCCCAACATTTAAATCGGTTCCAACATTTACTGTTGTATTTCCTGTAACGCTACCGCCTATAATATTGCCTTCGATTTCAGCATCTTTACATTTCATTTTTCCATCTACATCCACAAAAAAACCATTCCCGTTACTTATCGTATTTCCAAGTAATTGTATTCCTTGTATCACGCCTGCGCTTATCGTGTCCGCAATAATTCCATTAGCTGTTGCCGCAGTTGTCCAATCCCAATCCAATCCGTCAAGCGTTCTTTTGTTGGCTATTTGAAATCCCAATGACCCCAAACACATAGCACCATAAGTATTTGATTTTGGATCCAAATCTTCAAAGAGAATTGCTCGAACATCTTGTTTTTTTGCAATATCCTTTTGATATCTTAATTGCGCTTTTGTGGCATCTATTATGCCGTTTATTTTCTCTGCCAACAACGTATTTGTTTTTTTATCTATTACTTTTGTTATAGATTGATAAACACTTGATAATTTATCAAGATAGGATTCTTCAAACTCTCCTAAAGTAAGCGAAGTAATGGATTGTGTTATGCAATCAAATACAATTTTTATTACTCTTGCGTCCGTTTCAATATCCAATATTTTATGTCTGCAATGAACAGTATCTCCCAATGATACTTTGACTAGCATTTCATAATTCTTGTAAGCATCAGTTTTAGCTAAATCTACAATCGATACATCATAATTTATTAACGGCTTGTCTATACCGTTTTCAAATTCCTTTTTCGCAGCTTCTCTTAATGCTTTGTATAGATCATTCAAAGTTTTATATCCAACTTCATTATCAGAACAATCTTCTTGCAATTTAATATCTGAATATTCAATGATTTTTGTATAAACAATTGGATATTTTGAAAGATTAGGACTATCGACAACCTCATTTTTGGGTAAAGTGTAACCATTATATGCCTTTGGTATAATTTGCGTTACGACATTTTCCATATTTACTTTTTCACTGATTCCCGTTAAATTGTATCCAAATTCCGCATGCATTCCACGATCTGTTCCGATTCGTTGATTTATATAAATATCAAAGTTTTTATACAAAATTTCTCCGCCCCATCGGTTCAGAAAAGAATTTTCATCATCCGAACATATGGCTTCTGCCAAATTTTTATGAACATAATAAGCTGTGTTAGGTGTGATAATGTCGGAATGCCCTTTATAAATAGTTCCATCCATCATTATATCAAGTGCTTGTTGTCCTGTTTTGTTAATTGGTCTGCAATCAAATAACATACAATTGTTTGCACAATCAAGAAAAATTGGAGAAGCATATACACGAATCATTTCATCATCTTTTTCTTTTTCAGTTATTCTAAAAAGCTGGCGTTGACCAATTGGAGTATCTACAGAAATAACCGCATTTTCCACAATGCTATTCATTCTTTCATCTACAGGATGTGACATTTCCAGTGACCATGCACCATTCAATTCCATCGTTAATTCGCATGTAATTGGATCTAATTCAAAATCTCCATTAAAGTCATAATTGTGATTATTAGGCGCATATATCTGTATCATTTTAAATACACCTCCAATTCGGTTTGATTTTTAATTCAAAACCATCAGATATGCCTATCTGATTTGTTCCGTGATTAAGATAAAAATCTTCATAATTTCCAGATACATTGGTGTTGTTCGAAACACCATCTATTCGGTATGCTATCCGAAGATCTGTATCAATAATGACGTTCTGCCCGACATTAACAATCATTTCGTTTCCATTCACAGTTAAAACACATCTCCCTTCCCCTTTTATTTCGTAACAAGGATGAGATATACAATAATAATTGTATGGAAGTAAATCAACACTATAGTAATAATTACCATCAATCAGATATTCATAGGGGTCTAAAGTGAAATTAACAATAAACTTTCCAATATTGATTGAATTACGCTCATTGTTTCCGATTTCGATTTTTTTGATTTTTCTATAAAATTCTTTATCGTCTGAAAATTTCAAACAATGATGTTTTTCTAAAAACCAGCGTTTCGCTTTTCTGAAATCTTTGAACCATTCATTTTTATCAGAAATATAATTTAGTTCAACAGAGATTACAATATCATCATATGTTTCCAGATCAATATATAATTTTCCGTCACGGCCTAACACTTCGTGCTCTTTATAACGCTTAATAGGGGCTGGAATCGATGGTCTACGTACCACATACAACCCATAGGTAGAGCACGGAACATCATCCAAATACATATTGAACATTATGTTCTAGCTCCTTTCATGCGCATCCTATTTGATTGTTCTCTGGTATTGATGCGATTAGTTGATTTAGCCACAACCTTGCCATCTATCTTCATATAATTATCAACCGTGATGTTCATGGACGGCATAACCATATATGCGCTATTCATAATAGCCTGGTTATTTTTATACATTCTTTCCATGCCTTCTATTCCACCCATATCTCTGAATTTTTTGTTCTGCTCTTTGGTCAAAACCGCTTCTCCATAGTCCAAAAATGCAGGATAATAATCAGAAGGCACAAAATCCATACCAACTTTTAATCTTGGAATAAGCGGCAAGTCAAGACTTAGACCACCAATTCCAGGAACCCAATCGGGTATTGATATATCGTTAGCGGCTTTGATGAAATCGTTGATGCCATCAATTATCCAATTAAATGGTGCCTTGAATATATCTACGATACCTCTGATAATCCCATCAAATATATCTACAATACCACCCCATGCTTGTTCCCAGTTTCCTGTAAATATTCCTGTTATAAACTTGATGATTCCGTCAAACACTTGCTGAATGTCATCCAATATACTTTTCACATTGTCAGCGAATCTTTGGAAAATGTCTTTAACATGCTGAACCATTGAGTCCCATTTTTCGCTAAAAAAACTGGTAATTCCATCTATAATATCAAAGAACCATTGTTTCAAAGAGTCCCATTTTTCCTTGAACCAGGTAGATATGTTTTCGCAAAGTTCGTTCCACCAATCTCCCAACGCTTGCCACTTTTCTCGAAACCACAAACAAACATCATCACATATTTGACCAAACCATTCGCAGAATTCATCCCACTTTTGAGAAAACCATTCTGTTATCTCGCCCCAGTTTTGAACAATAAGTATGATTGCGGTAATAGCTATGATTACACCTGCAATAATTCCTACAATTGGTAAAATCGACATGTTAAAACCATCTACTGCGATTTTTAGCGCTATGACCGCAGGAGAAAGAGCTGCAAAAGCAACCGTCAATGCTAATGTTACGCCTACTAATATTTGTATTGGTTCTGGCAATTCTAAAAAAACATTCAGCAAGAAGTCTAATGCCTCTGTTATTTTTGTGAGTACAGGTAATGACTTTTCTCCAAGTTCCGATAAGGTATCTTGCCATTTGCCTTGCGCTTCATTATTTTCTACTAATGCTTCATTATTTTCTCGGAATTTAGCAGCAGAATCTGTCAATCCTTGTTTTGTCATTTCTTCCAAAACCAAATTGACTCGTTCACTTTCACTAGAACATTTTTCAAGTTTTTCATTAAATTCATCTTCACTCGTCCCGGCCCAATTCAAAACATCAGCAAATGTTCCTGTGACTTGTCCCACTTTGACTGTTTCATTTATTGATTCTGCCAATCCATCAATCGGAATTGAATCGCCATATTGCGCCCACGCACCAATCGTTCCCTCAACCATCAATTTTAAATCTTTTTGAGATAATTGTAACGCTTGAAGATTAGCGGTTGTGGTGGCAGTAGTTTGATCATCGCCAAGGATACCATATAATTGCATATACGTTTCGGCGGTTTCTTCTGCGCTATATCCTGCCAATCCCGATGATGTTTCCAACGCGCCCATGATTTTCAGATGTTCTTTTGATTCTTCTGCAACATCTTTCAAGGCACTGCCAATCGCCTGTATTTGTTCAGCAATCGCTCCACCAGCGAATGCACCAGCGAATGCTTCTCCTGTATCCTTTGCGGCGTCGCCTAAATCATCCATGTTATCAGCGGCATCCTTTGATTCATCGCTTAATTTTTTTAGTCCAGTGGTCGCATCTCTAGTACCATCGCGCATGTCTTTCAATGCATCTTCATTTTTATCAATTTCTTTGCTTAATTTATTGATAAAAGACCTGGTTTCATTTGCCCCCACCTTCAATTTGTTAATATTATCAGCTTGCTTCTTATATTCCAACTGTGCTTTTTGCACTTCTGCAGAATTCTCTCCAAATTCTTTTGTCGTTTTGTCCAAAATATTTTTCAGTTCATCAAGTTTCTTCGTTTCTTTTTCGATCTGTTCTTGAATCAATCCAAATTTTTGTTTCTGAACATCCAATTGCTGATTCATCACTTTATTTTTTGCAATCAATGCTTGCTGGCTACTGGCATTATCATCAAATTCAGTTGATACCGCTTTCAATTCAGAACCCAGCACTTTTAAATTTTGATTGATGCCGTCAATTTGCGCATTGAATTCTTTCTCGCCTTTAATTCCTATTCTGGGTCCAATATCATATCCCATTTAGATCACCTCAAATCTGGAACAAATTGCGGTTCTATATATTCGTCTGTATAATCATTAAGGATAGCGTATGCATCCAGTTGATCAGATAATGTGCCTAAAGCCATACATCTGAATTCTTTTAAAGGGATGTTTGCCATCCTTGCTCTTGCTTCAAGATAAATATGAATGTCCCCGTTTATTATTTTCTCTTCGGTTTTTTGTATTTTTTTTTACTTATAGTGCTAATTTTTTTATCTTGATCAGATTCAATCGTTTTAGCAACAGCCTCGAATAAATCCTGAATTCCACTAACACCACACAGAAGCATAATTTGATTACCAGATAACGGAATCATTTTTCCGTTTTCATCAATAGGATCATCTGTAGAAGGTTTCCATCCGAACACATTGCAATACTCACATCCATTTCTTATCATGCATTCCGCAAGGTCTACAATGATGCCAATGGTTTCGGCTTGATTGCCTGTCTTTTGTGATTCTTTTATTTTTTTAAGAGCAATTTCCATAGATCCATATTTTTCAGTTATTTCTTTTGAAGCATATAATGAAAACCGGAGGGGGTACCGTTTACCCCCTAAAAAAATATAATTAGGCGTCTTCATGTTGCGATTCTCCTGCTTGTTTACCACCTTTGAACATTAAGTAATCGAGGGCTTCCTGTTCGCTAGAAAACCATGCTTCCGTTTTCCATGGATGTACATAATTTTCATCACAAGCATCTGATCTCATAACGGTTGCGCTTATCTCACGTGTTTGCCATTCAATTTTTTCTTTCTTCGTAGTGGCTGCATCACTTGGGATAGCAAACATCACTTTGTGCAGCCAAATCGCTTTATATTGATCGACATTATCAATTTGATGCAGTTCGATAAAACCAGTTCCTAATGTCTGGGGTTTTCTCGTATCGTCAAAAACAAGTTCTTTAACAGTTTTGCCGTCGATTTCAACCTCATTTTCTTTTACACCAAGAATCAATATTGCATTTTTTTGACTTAAATCTCCTGTTGTAACTTTCAACGTACCGCTTTGAAAAGTTCCAGCATCTTGTTCTTTTATATTGTTGTCCAAGTATAACGGATTGTCTTCTGATTGGTTTAGTTCCAAACCATATTCCGCCATTCCTTCCGTTAAGGATGGATCTTTATATGTAACAACATTTCCTTCCGCTTCATAACTAGCCATTACCAATTTAGAAAGTCCTTTAATCGCCATATTACTTCATCTCCTTTTTGATTTCTTCGTCAATGACCTGTGCCATTGCTTGTTGTGCTTTTTTTCTTATCCGATTTACTGTCCTTTGTACAAAAGGATTCTTTTTTCTGAAAGATGTACCGCTATTCACAGATCTAGCAATTATTTGAATTGGCACACCTTTAGGATATTTTTTTGTTTTTGTGCGCCCATAACCAGAAAAACCTAGTTTGGTATTCGTATAGTCTCCATCCACTTTTATTGGGGCGATGCCAAAACCATTTATCAAATCAGCTTTTTGTAAATTTGATAT